CTACGATGCAAGAATCCATACCAATAAGCATCCGATAATTGGGAAAGAAAAATCCATCAGGCTTGCCACATCCCAAGCGCGCGGATCAAAACCGCCCCACCACGGCATATTCATTCGCTTGCCATGTCCGAACATTTCAATCCAGCGATATTCTGCCTGGGTATGTTCACGAGCGATGAAGAATGTACAACCGGCTATCGCTCCGTAAGCCCAGTTTCCGGTAAAAAGACCAACCAGTACCTGTGCGACCACAGCGCAAAGTGCGTGATGAATTGGGGTTTTATCCATCTACTCTATCTCTTTTGCTTTTTTAATTATCAATTCAAGCTCTGTTAAACGAGATTCAATACGTTCACACCTTCTTCGCTGGAATGCAGCCTCCAACCACAAACATTCATCTGGACGCAATCCCCAACGCTCACCAGCATGTACAACCAGTTCCGTGTCACCAGTATCGTATTCTTCAAAGTATTCGTGAACGATGTCTTCTCCTTCAGGGGATTTAGCTATAAATGACACCTTGCGCTGTGCCATTACAGGTTGGTACTCATCATCCCATTTATCATGACATAGCAAGCCAAATCTTGTTCCATCTATCCCCTTTGCAAGAAACGCATCTCTTACCTGCTGTGCAATTGCTCCGAAATGCCAACGAGCAGTATCCGAACCTTTAGCCTTAATATCGGACAACCACTGGTAAACGATAATATTTACGTCACCCCATGCGTCAAGAATTGCATCCTGATCCACCTCCATGATTTCTGAAAGTTGCTCTACTGTCAGTGGCTTTGTTTTCAATGTCTGGTCTGAAGTATTTATTGCCCCATTAGTTGCATATACTTGCGTCCACCGTTTAGATGATGTCCCACATGATGACGTATTATCTTTATTAGCACTTATATAGCCATTAACCTCCGCTGACTGACCGATATACGAATATGAAGATGTTGATAAGGGAGATTTAAATATCCATTGAGCATTGGTAAAGTCATAAATACCGGTATCACCTTTTTCACTAACATGAAAAGTTACATTCCGTAACGTATTCTTTGCATCATAACGGGCGGCTTGTGTTGTTGCCCTCGAAACAGTGAATCCTTTGTCATCAAGGTTTGCCTGCTCTATGACTTCACCACCAGGCATAATTTTACCAAGGCTTAACAAACCAGAGTTAGTGACAATATCATGGGTTGAATCAATGATAATACCAGGCTGATTTCTTGATGTTGTTTTTACATGCATGACCTGTTGTGGCATTAATGTGTAAAATGTAGTTTCTCGCCCACTATCACCATCTGGTATGCCATTTGTATTCCCCATTACAAGGTCATACCCACCTGCAATCATACGGAAAAACATTGCTTCTGGTTCATATGTAAGATTGCTAACATCTGGCGTTCCGGTATCATTTGGATCTGCTATTTCATAGGCTCTTCCTGCACCTGCCTGTATTTGCTGCACCCCAAGATAAACACCATCAAGTGTGTACTGATGCAAATATTTTCTGGTTGAAGAATATGCAGATCCAGCCTGACAAAAATAAATAGCAGTACCGTCACACGCAACTGTTTGCATATCCCTCACAAAATCGGCAATTTCAAATTCAAAAGTTGCTTCATTACGATAATCGTAATTGTACGCCTGCGGGTTAATAAATTTGCTGGTATCAAATACTTTTACATAATAGCGAATTTGATCTGGTGTTGATGGGCTCTCACCAGGGCCAACATAACGTTTTGCTGTAGTAATCAGCCATCGACTCATAGGGTCGGTGCATAAAACATTTACCTGATTCTCGTAACCATCTTCCCATATGAGAAAAAACTCTGGTTCAATTTCACCACCATCAGTAGGGGTGAATCTGGTGATATACTTTGCGCGATCCTCTCCTTTAGCTGTGCCAGCTAACCCCCATATCTGTAACTGGCCTCTTGTGTTACGAAAACCAACGCGCCCTATGGTTAAACCAAGACATTGATGTCCTAATTCTCTACTACCTTTAGTCTCCCAAAGAGGAGTTAACTCTTCATTCCCAAACCAATTATAAGCAACAACTTTATTAACTTCGTCACCAGAACTAACGCTGCCACTCACATTTACCAAGCAATAAAGAACACTGTCATAATAATCAAGAACAGCACCCTGTATGACAGTATTTTTAATTGTTGCCAGTCGCAACCCTGACTTAACATGATTAGGAGTAGAAGGTCTGAAACCTGTATACATCCCCTTTTTTATAGTTTGTATTCTTTTTTCAGTAAAATCAGCATCTGGCAGTAATCGATTCTCTGTGCGAAAATAGCCATTTATATACTTATTTCCATCAAAAACTTGATCTGTTATATATGTATTACCCCTTAGATCAACAATCCTTCCTGTGATTTGTTTTTCTAACTCTTGAAAAGATAATGTGTCATCGGTGATGCCATCACCTTTTGCTCCCCATCCGCGAGGGTCAGCGTCATCACGCCACCGAGACATCTGCAATTCATGATATTTTTTAGCACCTTCCGGGTCTTCTAATTGTTGTCTTAATTGGTCAGGATCGTACTTAAGCACATTCGGAAAATAGAACTGCTGCGTACCATATGCATCGTAAACAGCCATAGAATGGCCTTGCACGGTAACGAATTTGGAAATCTGTCCGTTGTATACCGGGTATCCAGCAGCATTGATAACGATTGGCTGTGGCACCTGAACATAAGTACCATCTTCTCGTTCCAGATATACTGGAATCTGGTTTTCTGGATTTACCGGATCTGTGTCAATCTTACCGATATAAATTTTTCCATTTGCTACGGTTTTAAAAGAGCTAGCCATTGTGAAGAGTTGCGATGGCATACCTATCACAACATTTGGGGTTATATCAGGCATATTAGTCATCCTGTTTGAAGATTTAGATATTGAAGAAAACGGAATGACTGCAGACAAAGATGCAATTGTTTTGAAAAATAACCTTCTATTCATTTAAAAACCATGTAACATGAACAAAACGATTATTTTACAATACTCAAGAATCTTGATCAACAGGCATATTATTTATGCGCTTAATGCGTCACTTACAAAAATAAAAACAAGTAATACCTTTATTCCTATCGTCCATGATTTTTATTTTCAAACATTATTAAATAACAATTCCCATTTATAATATCTGTCATTTAATTTGCTCCAGATACAAGGAATCTCCGCAGCATGGCTACGGTGAATTTTGGGCATAAAAAAACCCAGCCGAAGCTGGGTCGTTGCGTTGGTTATCTGTCAGTAGTTATGTACTGAAGGAGGTAATTCTTTATTCTTAAGTCTCATCCATGCGGAAAGATTCGTTGGTCCGTCTGGCTCATTGATATCAACATCTCGTGTGTGATTGATTAAAACGTCTCTCGCCATTCCGATAACATACGAGAATTCATGACCGTAGTCGTAGCATCTGCCGGAATAGTTCGATTGAATTTGTTTTAATGCCGGATACAATTCGCGGAATAATGCCTGTGAACGGTTGGCATAATCCCATAGCCATACAAGGCTGTTTGCTTCTTTTGCAGAAAGCTCGTTGGTTTTCTTATCTTGTTTGCCAATGAACTCACCTTCAAGCACTACCCTGTGGATGTACTCTACGGCCAGCGGGATTTGTTCAATTGAAAGTTCATCAATGCTGTCAATACCAAAACGCTGATGAACCATATTGTATGCATCGTCATAGCGAAGTCCTTTCTTTCCTACCAGCATGTTTACTGCATCGCGTAGCGGTGTTCTTTCCTCAACAGTGGTTTTCTTGCCTTTCACATACTTGCCATGTTTGCGAATTGAAGGCAGAACTTCTGCTGTTACCCACTTGCGGAATTTGTGCGGGACTGAACCTTTATTGACGGCATCGCGGCAGCGCAGAACCAATGTATACATACCTGACTCGCTCACAATGCTTAGATTCTGCTCACCACCAAGGGTGTAACTTAAAGTTACTCCCTTTTCATCGTCATCAAGTGCAGTAAGCGCCTTGCGTGAGTTAGTCAAAGCTAAAGCATCACAAACATCTTTAGCTACAAACCACGGCTCGCCGCACTTGTTAATTACGCGGATTTCACTGTCGCCAAATTTGAAGATGGTGAAATCGTTTTGTGCCTTTGCTATACTTTTCATGTCAATATTTCCTAAGACGATTTGTTGATACCGAAGCCCTGACTGTTCCCGCAGTTGGGGCTTCAACTTTACGCGCCAATGCGTCCTTCCTTCTTAAAACTTTCCATTACTCTCTGATAAATCTCAGAGTTAACAGACCGACCATTCTCTTCCGCCACCTTGCGCACCAAATCCAATACTTCTTTAGGCCACCGCAAATTGAACTGCGGCATTTTGCTCATTCCTTTCATATTCACCTCACAATATGGGTCCACGGTGGACCTATTGAGAATATAGTAGAGTGCTTCTATCATGTCAATACACTAACTTGGAGTGATGGCATGGCTAGAGATGATCCGCACTTTAACTTCCGCATGCCTTTGGAAGTAAGAGAAAAATTAAAATACAGAGCAGAGTCAAACGGTAGATCAATGAACTCAGAATTGTTGCAAATCGTCCAAGATGCTCTATCGAGACCATCTCCTGTAAAAGGTTATCGCAATGAAGCTGAACGATTAGCCGAGATGCAGGCTGAACAGTTCAAGTCTGTGGTATTTGAGACACTTAAAAACATGTATGGCAAGGATGCAAAATGATCGATTACAACCCAGCAAAAAAAGAAGTCATTGCAGCTAAAAAGTGCCTAGAGCAGATGAAATCATCTACAAACCATGATGATTTTGAAATGCACTGGCGAGAATGTCTTGGGCATATAGAAAAGTCTTTCAGTAAGTTGCTCTGTGCAACAAAGCCGGTTAGTGGAAAATTTAGCAGCCACTTCAACCAAAAGTTCATGCTTAGAAAAACAGACAAAACCCTTGCTTACCTTCACCAAGCAAGAAATGCTGATCATCATTCCACTATGGAAATCTCAAAACTTGAACCTCCTTATACTACTCTTGGGGCATTTCCGGGAGCAAGAAGCCATTATATTAAAGAGTTAATCATTGATTCAACAGGTAAAATAGCAAAATACGAAGGCGACCCTATGATAGTTGAGTTTCATCCAGCAACAACTATGCCTATAACCGTAAGAAACCAAGGCAAAGATTATCCACCTCCAACAGAACATCTTGGCGAAAAGCTTGTTGATATACATCCATCTGTTCTTGCCTATCTCGGTATACAATTTTATGAAAAATGGATAGATGAGTCGTGTGCAACGTTTAGATAGTTATTTTTGATAATTTCAAGTATTTCCTCTTGACTTTGATTTACCCAAACGTGATCACACTCATGAAACCAGATTATGCTTCCTGTTTCGCCTTGTGCAATATAGGTGATCATGTTTTCATTAACAATTATTACTGAGTTATCATGTGCGCAATTTAGTTTTATCAATTCGCATATCCTATCGTGACAAAGTAACTAGAAAAACTAAAGAGGTTGGTGTGTCTGATTCTATGAGTTACGCTGTGCTAGTTGCCGCAACTCTATTTATTGGGATAGGGTTGCAGATTGCGTGGTTCTTTTTCTCTAGTTTTATTAAACGCAAAAGAATTGAATCAAGGATATCTGAGATTTCTATTGCTATAGGGAAAAATGCTGAAAATTCAGAGAATGAGGCCTGCGCACTGAATTACCTTAAAGAAAAGTTTTCCCCTGAAAAATTTGAAAATAGAATTACTGATGCTCTTGGATTGGTAATATCAGTAATTCATATGCCACTAAGTTTGCTGATAACAGTGTGGTACTTCGCCATGATCGCCGGAAGAATATTTGGCTTCATGAATATAGAGCCTGTAGTTCTTTGGGTTCCAATGATACTGCAACTGTTGTTAAGCGTTGCTATCTTTATTTTTTCTGTTTTTATAAAAATTGTCTTTGGAAGATACCCCGGAGAAGCGAAGGGATTTAATAAAGAATTCATAAAAACTATAAAATAAATGCCGTCCTTGGCTTACAGTGCTACTGCCGGGTCGCTTCGTTAGCTAAGAGCGGGCGCACGGCAGTAGCCGCCTGATTTAGCGCTCTTTCATAGGCTGGTGTTCCTGCTTTGGTGTTTGCCAGACGTAAGAGCGCATTCCTTGCTGCTTTGGACTCATACAAACGCATCATTGCACCAAAACCAGCCTCAAGCCCCATTGATACGCCAAGAGTCGCGGTTGCGCCAATCGTCCTTATCCTGTTGGCTTGCGATTGCCCCGTCTGAGTTACTACATTTGCGGTGTCTGACCTTGCTGTTTGCTGTAGAACTTCATGAAGAGCATCAAGCTCTTTCATATGCTTTCCAGAAAAAATAGTGTTGTAAATTTCACCACCTGACTGAGATTTCAGCTTATTAACTTCAGTGATGAACTTGGCTGGAGAGTCACCGGCCTTTTCCGCTATTTTGCTGACGTAAGCTGCACGCATAGCATCTTTACCCTTATCATCCAATGCGCTCCAGATTCGTTTCACGTCAGATGGTTTTCTGCTTAATACAACGGTATTTATAAGTTCAGGGCTGGCTTCACTACTTGCCTTATTGAGCTTGTTAGCAATGTTTTTATTAAGCACCTTATTATAAACGTTTGCATAATCGGAATTTGCTTTAAGGTATTTTGCTGCGTCTGATGCACCGAGGTTTTTAGCAACTGCGTTACGAAGATCTTTTGACATTGCATTCTCTACCATATTGGTAGCTGCTTTTGCCTGGTTGGGGAAGACCATAGCATCTCCCTGAACATTAGATCGAAATGCTGTTCTGTGCTGACGCAAGAGATCAAACGTAACCTCCAAATCAGTTGCAGGGTTTGCTAATTCTTCACGTAGGTTACGTAAGGATGTAAGCAGGCTTTGATTGGCAGACGTCCCAAGCCGTTCCTGTCTTGCGATCGCTGTATTCAGAGCATTCATGGTATTTGTGGTATCAACTGCGGCATTACCCATTTTATTGGTGACGTCATTGATAACAGCGCCAGCGGCATCCTTCCGACCCCTTAACGTGGTGGTCAGAGATTTCACCACATCATCCGGGTTGTACTCACCAAAACGGTCAAAATAATTACTTACCAACTTACTACGCGTTGCATATTGCTCCGCTCGCTTTGAGCCTGTCCCGAGCAAAGCCCCCTCGGCATCCTGAGTAAGGCCGCGAGTGAAAGCATTTTTCGGCGGGATAACATCAGATGTCATTGGTGTCACGCCCATCGATTCTGAGGTGGCAATTTTTTTCGCTACTTCTGGCGCGATATCGCCTTTTATAGCCGTTATTCCACGCCCTATTCCCTTTGCTGCTGCGGAAAGAACACCCTGAGCGGCAAGGTTAACTCCGGCGTTTATGGCTGCATTTTGCGCGAAATCACCTTTCTGGTTTGCGGCTTCTGCCAGTGATCCAATAGCCATGTTTCCTGCCGTTCCAACTCCTGGAACTAAATACCCGCCAATTGTTTCTCCAGCTTGCGCATAAGGGTCTGTTGGTCGATCTACTGGACGATAGACATCGTCCAAAACCTTGGGGCCACCAAGCCCCTGGCTGATTGCATTAATCAGACTTGCGCCACCCTGCAATACGTCAAATGGTATGTTTACCAGACCACGACCAGCCTGTTCTGCAATTTGCCCTGCACTTTGACCACCAGTGAGCCAATCGCCAGCTTGTTGCATCAATGATGGTTCTTCACGTGCTGGTTCATTATTGACCTGATTAACTGTTTGTTGCTGAACAGCCTGACCAGCAAAATACTCATCAATGGCGGTGCCAATATCTTCCGTGCTCGTACCATCAGGGAAGGTAAATGTCTTACCGTTTGCAGTTACTTTCATCATTCCACCGTAAATTGAATGCCTGATTTTGACGTGTAGCTACCTCCTGCTGATTGCTGAGTAGCTGGCTGTTGCCTTGATGATTTCTTCCCGCCATTACCGACATTAACGTTATATTGCTGGTTGTAATTGTCGGTATATTGCTGAATGTCGCGCATTGATTGTTGCAGTGCTTCAGGGCTTGAGAAATCAACCTGTGGCATACCTTGAAAATACATTTTTGCTTCTGCAACGGTGTTGATACCGGATGCCCCCATGTCTCTGGCTGCTGCAATGCCCTGATTCTGCATCTTTCCTTGGATTCGCTGTGCAGCGTTGTATAGTTTCCTCTGATCACCACCAGATGCACGGCTACGAATATCTGCACCAAGAGCAGGAGAACCTGAAGAGCCTGTAATGCCAGTCATGAAGCCAAGATCGTCAATTGATGCACCAGAAATTGCATCAAGATCTTTCTTCATTGCGTAATTCTGCGCGCTTGCTGCCGATGTAGCCGGAGCGGCAATAGAGCCAGCAGGAACGCGAACCATATTCCCCTCGTTGTCGATACCTTCGTAGAACGCATTAGCCCCAGCGCCGTGAAGCTTCCCGCCTACCGTTACAGTTCTGCCATCTGCTAACTGAACTGTACGCTCATTATTCCCAACCGCCCCTTTCATTGATGCTCTCTGCATCGATAAATCCTGACCGCGCATCGTGATATTCTGACCACGCGCTGTTAGCGCCTCGCCAGCCTGATTGCTGCGGATTGTCTCTGCCAGTCTGCCTCGGTCAATCTCACGACCAGCTATCTTGTCCTGAACAGCAAACGCCTTTTCTGGTCCAAGCGCACCGAGAGACATAGTAGTCAGCATGTGTGATAGCTGCTCTGGATTCTGAATACCTGTCTGAATCATCCAGTCAGCATTCGCACCCACGCGATTTAACCTGTCCTTGTTGTCAGTAATGAATTTACTGTAGGCTTCCGGTCCCTGAGAAAGAGCGACGTTAGCCCTCATGGCTAAATCGCCCATATCGTTGCGTTGCTGCTCATTAAGACCGGAAAACGCCTGTTGTGCCTGTGCAACAAACGCTGGATTTTCCTGGGCAAACTTAAATAGTCCCGATGGATCACCAGAAGCCCATGCATCAGCGTGAACCTTATTGAACGCCCTAATAGCTTTCTGTTGCTGTTCCTGCTTATAAATATCAGCAACTCCAGCCAGACCACGTAACGCGGTCAGACCAACGTTATTTGCACCTGATCGAGCCAGTTCATTGTTTTCGCGGATCAGACCAAGCGTTGCGTTAATGTCGCTTGCCTTTGGCGCATTCTCATTTTGCGCACCGATGCCAGCAAGAAACCCACCAGAATTAATACCCTGTTGCCACGTAGCCATTGATTACCCCTTAAAACAGTGAACCAAGCAGACCAAGACCAGCACCAATACCAGCACCCCACGGAGTTGATAGCTCGAGAGCACTGGCTATGCCACCACCCAAAAGCGCACCGGATGCAGCACCACTAACACCCTGCTGCAATGCTGACGGTCGGTTGGCGTTTGCCGCCGCCAGCGCCGCGCTTTGCTGTGAAATCTGACTCATGTTGTTGGCATATGTTTGCCCGGCGTTTGCCTGCCCCTGAAGAGCGCCAAGACCGATATTTGCCAGGTTGTTGTAATTGTTCATTTGCCCAGATAGCCATTGCTGACCAAGCGTTGGTGCGATTGTTGCTAACTGATTACTGGTTGCGGTGGAACCCAATCCACCTGTTGCTTCCGCTGCCGCCAGACTCTGATAGCGAGCCTGACCTGCAAGGTCTTTATACTGCTGAGAGTTGTAATACTGGTTAAGTGCCTGACCTTGCCCCTCCAGAGACGATAAGTTCTCGAGGCTGCCGACATACTTCTCAGCCAGAGGAGTAAACGGCTTCAGGTTATTCATGATGGTGTTGAACTGCTGATTTTGCAGGTCTGCGGCATACTTCTGAGCTTCTGCTGCATACTTTGCGCTTTTATCAGAACTGCCACCTTTCCCACCTTTTTCAGGGCAATAAGGTTCCTCGCCACGCAGTTTTCTGCCCAGCTTAAATGCATATAACATGGCTATCTCCTGTGATTCAGGAAGTCGATTAGTTCTTCGCGTGTGGCGCTGTAAAACGTCACGTCATCCACGCCTTTGAAGTATTTCTTGATGGTTCCTACACGATTAAGGCCAATCATTGCGCAGTACATCTGCCCGTGGCGGAATTTGCGTGCAGCGAACGATGTGACACACTGAACAGTGGTGTTAGTCAGAATGTATCGCCAGAACGCCAGCCCGATTTCCTTGCTGAATCCACGAACCTCTGGCAGGTACATGGCGTGGCAATCGAATGTCAGCGGCTGAATCTCCTGATAGTAAACAATGCCGCCAAACTGACCGTGCACGTTCACCTCAAAGTAACGGCAATCAGGTTTGTAGTCGTATCCATCACCGTTGTTGCTCCCGGCGATGATGTCAGGGTGATTTCCTACTGCTTCGATCAGGTCGATGTTTCGCGTTGGTTTGAATGTAATCATCAGTCAATCAGCCCATGTAATCTAAGTGCCGTTTCAAGCGCCAGAATACGCTGCCGCGCCTGCTGCAAACCTGTAGCGAGAGCGGCGACTTCGGATTGCGTGTACGTAGTGCCGACAGTGTATGACTGGTTAGCGTTGAATGAGCCAAGAAGAGGTGTACCTGTGGCTGAAGTCCATCCGGTATTTCTTGCTCCAACAACCTGAATTCCATCAACTGAATATGATGTTTTTACATCCAGCGGTGACGCAAGAGACTGCGATTCTGTTACGGTTTTCGATACGTAATCACTCTTAATGCCAGAGACATCGTTTTCTACGTCATCCAGTCTTTGGTCAACAGTGACCAGATGCCCCTGAATATCGATAACCTCATCCAGCAAGTAATCAACATCGCTACGCAGTACGACTATCTTCCCTTCGGCGGTTGTTAACCTGACCTCAAGGAGATTTATCGCTTTTGTGTTTGCGGTGATTCTTGCATCGTGGTCAGCCAGTTCGACATCCTGTTCATCGTTTTTTACTTGGGCATCATAAGCGCCCTGACCAGCCTGATTTGCCTTTCCAGCAATTGCACCGACATCAGCCCCCTGATTAATGACATACAGCAGGTAAGACTGGCTGAAGATATTGCGTGGAAGGATTGATGTATCGAGCCGCGTCGCCTGAACAATAACCGGTGTGTTGAGATTCGAATCAGCCATTACTCAATCCTTATCTGAGCGCCAGACAGAGTGACAGGTGACTTCGTGATAATGCGCAATTTGAAGCCGACATTTTTCCTGATGCGCCCGACTCGCTTCCACAAAACGCGTTTGTCGTAAACGAACGGTTCATTCTGCTCAATCATCTGCTCACGACCGTAATTGATGCCGTCAGTGGTTGCAGAGAGGAACAGGCGGTCAGCGTACTGAGCGACACCCGTCGATGATTCAACTTCCAGATCGAAGCATCTGCCGTTATCCGCTTTGAACAACGGAGTAAACAACAGGTGTTCCTGTTGCTTGTCGTACTGGCTGCTGATATCGAACTGCAATTTGCCGATAACCGATTCCAGCTTATCTCCGCACGTTATCTGATTGCCTTCGTAAATGAAGTCGATAGCGCGGTACACATCGTCATACAGGCCTGTTTTCAGCACACACCATTGCGGACCATTGGCGCTTGAAGATGCGTCGTACACGAGAACATGGCGCGGAAGGTGGATAATCAGCAACTCATGCGCATCAAACCGCAACGATTCCATCACGCCATCAGCCAGTTCATCAGCGGTATAGGAACGGAGGATTTTCTCAATGCTCGCGCTGGCGATTGGTGATACCTGACCGGAGCCGATGATGTATACAGACGGCGCACCTGTTGCCGGATTGCTGATGAACGCATAAGAATCAGCGAATGGCGTTTTGCAGTAAGTCCCGGCAATACCTTTCTGCACCATCAATGATGGCTGTGCGACATACAAAGCGGCACCAACGGTGGTTGCCCCCGTCAGGGAGAAATATTCAATCGTCGATGAACCAAAGCAGACGATGAAGTCTCGCCATGTTCCGATGCCGATGATGCCGTCAGGCTGAGACTCAGCACGATATTGTGCGCTGTAACGGTCAGGATGAGATTCGTCTTCAAGGTCAGTGATAAACCATGAATCAGTACCGTCTTTTGACCACGCATAACGCCCACGTAAGCGCGTAATGTCACGAACCGAACCTAACTCATACTGCGTGAATCCACTATCTGTAGGCCAGTTTGAGACGGTTTTAACCGTGCCATCATAACGATACTCTACCAGTTGCCCGTTAACGCCTACCGCCTGTGATGTTCGACCATGCGCCATTGATACGCGACCACTTCCGGCAACATCACCGACCTCACTTTCGCCCTTATACAGTTTGCCACCACACACGCGATAAACAGCATTCTGCGCCATGTTGTACTCGACGCCTCGCGATACGCCGTTCACATCAGAACGTTTGGCAATGCCCGGGAATGAGCGAAGATATCCGCTGCTGTTCAGGATTTCTTTGGGTGTAGCCAACATATTCACTGGCAGATAGTCGATATAGTCGGCGTTTCGGAAGTCTTTGCCGACACCTTTCATAAGCGGAAGTTGCTGAATCGGCATTTATTCGCTCCCGTTATCGCAAGGTTCCTTTCGGTGGAAGTAATTCCAACCATTCCACTTCGCCAACTGGTTACCGCTACCAACAGGCATACGGTTTGGATAACCGGACTTACATTTAGCGGCTTTTGCTCTGTCCATTGCAGACAGTTTGACGAGTCGCTCTTTCCCGTATCTGGCAGTGGTTATAAGTTTTGCTGACGCTTCCAGCGCATAATCCGGAGCAATGCGGCAGGCAAGGTTGAAAATGACAGCATTGATAGCGTTATTTGATAAACCGTGCTCATCTCCCGGATTTGGAGCGACATCTGCATCAGCGAAAATGTAGCCAACATTGATACCTGGTGACGCATCACCGCCAAGCCATTCCGCCATCATCATTTCAAGGTCGTTGACACCATCTTCCATGGACTGAGGTTCGACATCGGTTAACGTGGCATTTGATGCCACACCGAGCTTACGTAATGCCGCAAGAACTAAATCACCCTTCGTTGTCAGGTTCATCTGCTGCCGCCTTAGGTTTTCGACCAGGCTTTTTACGCTGTTTTTCTTCTGGCTCTGGCTCTGCAACATCCTTCAGAAGGTCATCCGGATGTGCAAACCAACCAGCATCCAGATATTCCTGAAGCTCTTCGGCTTTCACGATTTCAAAGTCGTAGCCAACGCCTTTCCACTTCTTCATGTCGCCATGACGAAAGATCATGTGTGTCATGCTTGTCTCCAGATAAAAAAGGGAGCCGAAGCTCCCTCTGGTTATCACGCGGTCTGGTTAGGCAGACCAACACCAATTGCCTCTGGTCGTACAGCACATGCTGAATACCACACAGCAATACGGCACTTACCAGACAGAGTGTTGATATCACCCTGCGTTGCGAAGATGCCGTTAACACCAATACCAGGAATGCTGAAGGAAGACGTTTTCATACCAGCAAACAGTTCATGGGTTACCGGGATCGGCTGAGACAGCAGGCGGATTGAGTCATCAGCCCAGAACACGTTAGCGGTGGTTGTTGCCACGTTCAGAACGTTCACCGGAGTGTTATCAGCAAGAGAGGTGTTTACATTAGCGTAAGCCTTCTCTTCTTTTGTCAGTGACGCGTCATCCAGTGCAATCGGCTTCGGCGTGATTTCGATGTGAGTACTATCGATCACACGGGTGATTGAGAAAGTCGCATCATCAGTCAGCACGTTCTTCGCCATCTGAGACAGGAATTTCACACCAGTGAAGCTGATTTTGTCGCCGCGCTTAAATCCGGCGGTGGAGGATACGGTCACCGTTGCAACACGATTGTCGACGTTCTCTTTGTTACCATCGGTATCAAGGGTGTATGCCTGCGGCTTAAACTTCTGCGCACCAGAAACAGTTACACCAGTAGCGGTTGATTTGGTAACTGCCGGAAGTTTCGGTGAGCGAAGAATTTCATCAAAGCCAGCAATCTGACGCTGAATAGTACCGTTGCGATACGCTTCTTCAGGAACTCGCCCGAAGATGTCGCCATCTACCAAGTTGCGGCCTGCTTTGCGGTAATCGTCAGGGTTCAGGAAGTAACTGATGCCCATGTCGCGGTTGAGTTCGCGGGAGAACATCAGGCGCTCTGCATCAGACACAAAATCCCAGCCAGACAGGCCTGTAGATGGACCAATTGCGCGGGTATCGTGAACAACAAGCGAACCCATTTCAGTTGCCTGTTTGGCAATCGCTGACTCAATGTTATTCGCCAGTTTTTTGGCGGATGCCTGGATGCGGCGACGGTAAGAACGCTCATCACGCAGGTCATCTGCACGAAGCTCGAAGAAATCGTTATCCGGATCGCCCATGTTGCATTTCACGGAGAGTTCCAGAATCCCTGTTGCGTTGCCAGTTAAATCCCAGCCAGTCTGGGTTGGCGCTTCCTGCTCAACAGGCATCCACACGGTATTGCTTGAACGCTGCATGGATTTTGCCGGAGGGGTGTATTTTGTCACTTTGGACGCCATTGGCGTCAGGTTCTGGACGGTTTCGATGATTTCATCCAGAGCATACGTGACCAGTTGACCTTCATTTAATGCCATTATCGAATTCCTTTATTCAGTTGCGCCTTAAGCTTGCGGTACGTCTCTACATCCCCTTTGTTTGCTGCCGCTTCCATCTGCTTTTCAATCGCAGAGATATTTGCAGCAACAGCGTGTCCCTGAATTGGTTCATCAGGTAACGGGGCTTCTGAAACAGGCTTGGCTCGAGGCTTGAGAGTTAAACGTTCTGACAGTCGAGTGAGTTCAATCAGCGCGGATTGCCCGTCCATCGCCAGCAACTGGCGTGTTTTCTCAGGATTAGCACCAAGGTGATACATGAGAGCGGCGGATTTCTCCGGGAAGAGGCGCATGATGTCGGCACCGACTGCTGGCGGCACCAGTTGCATGAATGCATCCTCTTTCTCCTGATAGTCAGGGATATTGAGCTTTTCCGCTGCGTCGTAGTGCTTACGGGCTGCCTCGACGTATTGCGCTGATTGCTGGGTGAACTCCTGAGTTTTGCGCCCCTGCTCGGCGACAGCCTGGCTTCGTGCGTCCATAGCCTTGATCTGCCATTCACTGTTTGCCTGCTGGAAGGCAGCCAGTGCGCGGCTCTGGTCATAGTCGTACTTAGCCAGTGCATCTTCGGAAAGATAATCGTTAGGGTCTGGTTGTTTTGGTAACTCAGGGTTCACCCGCAGGTGTTCCGGCAATTCTCCACGCTTAACCGCTTCCATCTGCTGCTCAAGCTCACGCTGGCGTTTGCGTTCGATGCGGCGACGGGCAAATTCAGCATTAGTTGCCGGGTCTTGTTTTGGTTTCTCATCGTCTTTCAGGACAATCTCGAAGCCTTCTTCCTGACCTGCGTTGTCGTTGGCATTATCGACAACTAAGCCATCAGCAGATGCCGCTGCATGATTGCCGGGCAGGGTTAATTCTTCAGAAGCCTGAATGTCGGTGGTTTGGTCCATGATTAACTCTCTCTTATTGAGGTGTCTCGGCTACTCCGCCGGAGGGGATTTGAACTTGACGCATAAGATTAGCGAAATCCATGCGTTGTGAATGAGTCTGGTCTGCATCTTTAAGAAGCAGCTCAGCGTTAGCACGAGCATCTTTGCTGCGCTGTTGCTGGAATTGACCTACGAGCTTGAGGTACTCACGCAGTTCTGCCTGCTTGTCGAGGTCCATATTGTTGAAGATTTCTGCAATCTTCGCGGCGTTGAGTTGGTTTTGGGCTTCAACCTTGGCGGCTTCAACCTGAATCTGCGCCTGTTGGTTCTCTGCCTTGAGCAATTCAGCCTGACCTTGCAGAAGGATACCCTGCGCCTGAATTTGCTCTGCTGATGGCTGCTGCGGCTGTTGTTGTGCCTGCTGTACCATCTCCATCTCTTCAGGTGTTTCTGGTTTCTTCAGCCCCATCATCACCAGTTGCTTGTTCGCGTACTCTCGCATCATCTCGACGCCTTTACCGTCAAGCAGCGTGAAGTATTGCAGCATCAGCATCTGGAACTCTGGAGTACCTTGCGGAACCTTGGTTAGTAACTCCTGAATCTCTGCGCGGTTCTGTTCCTTCATGCTCTGGAAGGATGGCCCAACGTCCGTATAGCACTCATAGCGACCACGAATGTCGTTGAGTGTGACCACATTGCCGGACTGGTAATCGACAACTTGCGCATAGAGTTGAACGTCTTTCTCGCTTCCATCTTCAAGTGTCAGCGTTACATGACGAGGAACGTCATAAATATCGTTGACCATTGAGGCATAAATCTCGCCATCACGTCGCATTGCGGTAGCCAGGTTATCCTGGAACACGTATGTCTCAAGGTCTGCCCGCATGTTCAGTTGATTGACGGTATCGAAAGCGACCTGACCATTTGCCGCCTGCGCATCCACACCAAGACTAGCCACCTCTTTCACTGCGTTGGTGGCAGCCTCAAGCATGTAAGCGTTGGCTTGCGGCACTTCAGGGTTTTCCATGTAGGAGATTGGACCAATCGGCAGGTCGTTACCGTTTTCATCGGTCTTGTTCTGCAGATAGTACGGATAGTCATCATTTCCACCGTACATGTATTCGTAGCCTTCGATTTGCTCAGGGAAGAAGGTCGGTTTCTTCTTCGGTGAACGAGCAACAATATCGGCGTTGAATGACATGATCATGTTACGAAGGCGCTGACCGTCTTTCGTCAGCCTTACCACTCCTTCGTAGCACTCCTTGTCACCAGCGAATGACCATTCGCCATACACTGGAACGATTGGAATATGCTCTCCGGCTATCTTCTCGCGGTCTTTCAGTATCTGCGTGCAGGTGATGATCGACTTATACACACGCCGACGCTTCACCTTGCGCTCTGCTACCTTAATGAATCCACGATTAGCCAGGTCGTCGATGACGTCTTTGATATCCTGCTGGTAATAGCTGACCGGCTCACCTGTCAGCGGGTCGCGGTAGATGAAGACCTTCTCTTTCTTCTCTTCGACCTCGTAATACTCAGCGACGTAGACGACATCATTCGATACCCAAGGGAACAGCCATGTATCGTTCGGATTCTGGAAAGATGGCAAGGTATCCGGATCAATACCGTAATCCTCTGCGAACTCTTTCCAGCCATTGCGTGACAAAGCGTTAATCACCGTGCAGTGCTTAGCGTCGCTCTTATCCATCTGCTTGCTATTGGCGTCCCATATGACGTGTGAGCAGGCTTCATGGATTGGAAGGCGTCGGATTACCTGATTGTTGCTTGTTGGATCGTTGTCTTCGTACTGCGTGACCAGACGCCATGCACCAACGCCGGACTCTATCTGCTCACGAACGCCAACGTTAACGGCAATCTTTGCCGTGTTATGGCGCATATCAGTACGATACATCCCCATCAACACATCGGCAGCATCAGGATTAGCGCCGTCTTTGGGTCGGAAGAGAACGTCGATAGGGTTCCGGCGCATCTCTGCGACCAGTTTCCTGACCACCGGGCGAACAACATCGAATTGTCCGCGATATTGCAGAGTCGTGTAGTTTGATAGCCAGTCATCCCATTGCGACACTCGGCTAAAATACAGGTCATTTGTCGCCTCGGTTCTGGCTTCATCGCTCGCCATCCAGTCTGCGTCAAACTTACACAGAATGGAATTGAGTCTGTTTTCGTCGGCCATTTAAGTTCTCCGTGCGATGGGCCTGATTGGGGCTGGTATCTTTTTCTCTTTTGGTTTTTTGATGTCGCGCATCATTTTTGCGAAGCGGCGCATCATGTATGCATAGCGAACGGCGGATAGCACGTCGTCGTTAAGCTTGACGATTTTCCCGTTTTCATCACGGTGATAGAGGCGGAACTCCTCAAAGAATGGCTCACAGGTGTTGAATACTTTGAAGCGACCGTCGAGCATCATGTCTCGCAATTCAGTGATGCCAGGCTCAACAGCATTACCGCCATCAGGCCATGTCGCATGCTCCTGCAACATCATAAAACCAGCGTCCGCGTACTGCCCTTTAAGCTGCTCACCGCCGCCCTTCTCATGCTGGTTTCCGTCATGAGGCCATGCGGTTGGCACTTTATGCGCCCATGATTTAACAGCTCCCCACGCCTGAACGGCTGTCTTTTCTTTCGCCTTCCACACGCGTGAAACGTAGATTGTGTCTGCGTCCTTATCCCACCAAAGCTGAACCTGCGCCTGAGGGTGATCCCATCCGAAATCCATCCCACCAATTACGTAGAAGTGATCAGGACACTCGAACGGCTGACACTTAATCGTCTCTTCCGGTATCTGGAAGATTCGACCGCTACCCATCGTAGGAATACCGCGAGCACGCGCCTCTCTCTCATGCTCTGGATAGGATGCGATGATTTGCTCTTTCTGCTCGTCGGTATAGTGCTCAGCGTCATAGATGGTCATGTTGACCACTTTCTGCGACTTGCTGGGGTTCTTCAGGAACTTGGTAACAACGTCAGACATCCCCATCAGCGGGGTAAACGTCAGAATTGAGAATTGCCCGTATTTGTTGGTACGGGTAAGCCCTTCGCCATAAATGCTGTATGGTGGTTCTTCGTCAAACCACACGCCGTGGATTGTGTCACCCTGCCAGCGAGCACGGCCTTGCGAGTATGGTTTGAAGTAGCAGATTGAAATGCCATCTTCAACGCCATCAGCCGTGTGATGCTTAACCAGAAGATGATCAACAAGGTTCGGAAAGAAAGGAGACTTCTTCCAGCTAATGATGTCTTCTTTCGGTATGGAACCGTAGCCAGGTTCACCATTCTCTTCGATACGACCGCACAGGATGCGTTGAGTCGTTTTGGTTACAGTCTCGTTTGTCTCTCCACCAATCCAGAAGACAACAGGCTCATAGAAACGCTTACCTTTCCACTCACCGCCATATTTACCATCAGCAGGATAGCCTTTTGTGCCCGGATAACGCCCGGTAAGGTGAAACGCGACTTCAGCAGCACCAGTAAATGACTTACCAAGCTGGTTACCAGCCATAAAACATCGCTCTGGATAGTCATGCCCGGCGTCGATGAACTCACGCTGTTTGCTGTATGGCGTAAATTCATATAGCAGGTGTGTGTTACGGTAGTTCTCTTCTTCTTCGAGTAGCTCGAGCAATTCGATTTGCTCTTCGTCGCTCAGGTTATCAAGAATCGCGTCCAGTTCCACGGTTGAATAGCTCCTTGATACGAGAGCGTCGCTTATCGCGATCTCCCTTATCAGGTGTCACGTCTTCAACTTGCGACTGCTCTTTGAGGCCCAAATCACGGGCGATGATGTTAGCGTTGAGAAGGTCAGCAGCAGCGCCAGAGAATTTCTGGTCGTAGATGACCTGTTCTGCTCGCGTAACGACTTCAGATAAATCTTCTCGCAGGCGATATGTGCGCCATGTTTCAAGCGTCACATCAATGAACAGAGTGAGTCCGGTAATGGTCATCGCTCGCATCTTGGCGATAGGCTCTTGTATCACTTCACCCTGATACGAGAACGCCTTCATCTCCCATAGCGGGTTAGCTTCCACCCACTCGAAGTATTCACAACAAGCAGCCCACAGCGCCTCAGGCGATTCGAATTTAGGGTTTCGCCCATGACTACTGCGGGCCTCCCAAAATCGGTTGCCCTTTGGTGCTGCCATATTCATCTCACTTAGTTGTTATTTCAGGCTGATGACTCTTTCGCGCTTTCAATCAGTGACTGCTTCAGCAAGTAACCTTCGAGCATCCAGATTTTGTTTACAGCATTCTGCCGGGCAATCTTCCGACCAATTTCTGCATCAAAGTTTTCCGGGCTTGCACAGGCACTCTCTCCGGTGACGGTGAAGCCATTCTTCAGCACCAGTACGCAGAAAGTGAGCAACTTCAATGGTGATAAATCACGATCGCCTTCTTCTGGTTTTTCCCTGCCACAATATTCGTTGCTGGAAATGGCACCATTACGTCCATCATAAGCAGTAAAGTAATGCTCGCTTTTAATCACGTCTTCGATGTGCTGAGGAGTGATTCGCGGGGCTGTTTTGCCTTTCTCAACGATTTCTTTTTCGATTTGCTGGTCGCTCATAATTATGACCCTGTAGAGTGGTTGCTTGATTAGGATGTCTTTCCATCAGTCCGCCACCACAAAGAATCTTTTTTGCCATAAGGCAGGAGGTTCATCTTTCAGTGGCTGCCGGTGTTATTTCCCCACTTACTGGCTTGGGTTGCTTCGTGGTACTGCCGTAACTGGTTGCCAAGAATAAATTCCGGTTTCATTATCAAGCCCACCCGTAGATGGGCTTTGTAATGGATAGCCGTTGCTCAGTTCTCGTAATGCTTTGATTTTTCCGATAACGCAGTTTTGCGTTTGCCATCAGCACGCGATATCGAGAGTCAACTGCAGTTGCTCGCGCCAGTACTCAACATTTGCTTCAATAACCGGCTTATCCCATCGCCAGCGAGCCATCTCTCTTGCCCCATTGCTGGCTTTTGATTTCCGGTCATCGCGAATGCGACATGCTTGCTCATATTTCTGCTGCTCAGTCAGTTCACCGCGAAGCAGACTATCAATGTGCAGGTCGCACCACACAGCAAAACGAGCATCACACCAACGGGCAAATGCAACTGAAAGTTTTGGATGTAGCCACGTACCACCACCCCTGTCCTTTCGTGCCTTGCTGGTTTTTACATACCTCGATTGTGAGGGATGTAAAATTTGAGATTCTTTCCCGGTCAACGCTTCGTCTAAAGCACGAACGTATTCAAGCGTTTCTGCCAAACGCATCCAGTTATCAATGCGTTTCCCAAATCTCTCAGCAACACCTGTGACGTTGATCCAACCATCAGTGTTGAAACTGACAATTTCACCTTTGTAATTAAGTGGCACGATATTCATAACGTTTACCTACCATTTGAAATGAACCTTTGCCGCATAGGAAACCAGCCCACCGAGGCTCGCCAGCACTAACTGGTATCCTCAAAGGCCCATTCCAAAGGGGCAGGTTCGGTGTAAAAAACATGCGTTGCGGTACGCATTTATTGCAAAAAGCCCCGCATCGCGAGGCTCATTAAATTGACTTTGTGATTTGCAAAAAAATTATTTCAGGCATTGCGTCCTGATGTATTCCTGCAGGTAGTTAACCTGCGCGGTTATCTTGTCGATTCCACTTCGGAGACGGTAATAATTGAGTTCAGCATCTGCTGTAAGTCTTGGGCTTTCTCCATCGCCCATGCCGCTGGCTCCGGTCTTTGACTTTGCACAGGAGGCGGCGACTTGCAGCCGCTTACGCCCAGCAGAAACATCATCACGGAGACTTTCGATAGTCGCGTTAGCATCAGCAAGCTCCTTTGTATATCTGGCATCGAGTTCTGCTACATCACGTTGACGCTTCTGCATATCAGCGATGATGGATGTGGCTTTATCGCGCTGGTCTTTGTAGGCGATGGCGTTATCACGGTAATGATTAACAGCCCATGACAGGCAGACGATGATGCAGATAACCAGAGCGGAGATAATCGCGGTGACTCTGCTCATACCTCAATCTCTCTGACCGTTCCGCCCGCTTCTTTGAATTTTGCAATCAGGCTGTCAGCCTTATGCTCGAACTGACCATAACCAGCGCCCGGCAGTGAAGCCCAGATATTGCTGCAACGGTCGATTGCCTGACGGATATCACCGCGATCAATCATCGGTAAAGCGCCACGCTCTTTAATCTGCTGCAGAGCTACAGCGTCCTGGCTTTCTGGAGAAAAATCTTTCAGGCCAAGCTGTTTACGGTAAGCATCCCACCAGCGTAAAAGAAGCTGGTAACGTCCGGCGGCTGTTGATTTGAGTTTGGGGTTTAGCGTGACAAGTTTGCGAGGGTGATCGGAGTAATCAGTGAATAGCTCTCCGCCAACAATGACGTCATAACCATGATTTCTGGTTTTCTGTCGTCCGTTATCAGTTCCCTCTGACCACGCCAGCATATCGAGGAACGCCTTACGTTGATTATTGATTTCCACCATCTTCTACTCCGGCTTTTTTAGCAGCGAAGCGTTTGATAAGCGAACCAATCGAGTCAGTACCGATGTAGCCGATGAACACGCTCGTTATATAAGCGAGATTGCTACTTAGTCCGGCGAAGTCGAGAAGGTCACGAATGAACCAGGCGATAATGGCGCACATCGTTGCGTCGATTACTGTTTTTGTAAACGCACCGCCATTATATCTGCCGCGAAGGTACGCCATTGCAAACGCAAGGATTGCCCCGATGCCTTGTTCCTTTGCCGCGAGAATGGCGGCTAACAGGTCATGTTTTTCTGGCATCTTCATGTCTTACCCCCAATAAGGGGATTTGCTCTATTTAATTAGGAATAAGGTCGATTACTGATAGAACAAATCCAGGCTACTGTGTTTAGTAATCAGATTTGTTCGTGACCGATATGCACGGGCAAAACGGCAGGAGGTTGTTAGCGCAACCTCATGCCACCCGCTTTCACGAAGCCAGCCATTGCGCTGGTTTTCTTTTATGCAAAGCACACCGCACCGTAGCCACAGCGGATAAGGTGATTATTTTGGTCTGTCTGGTATTTGGTTTGATGTGCTTTCAGAAAGGCCGTGCTTAAAACGCAAAAAGCCCCGAGCTATTAACTCAGGGCTTTATTTAACGAGTGCATTTATCCATCGTTGAGTCAAATTTACCCAACTTTATTCAAAAAGTCAATATTATGCCGTAAAGATGTTGCCATCCGTGGCAATCATGCCGCTAACGTGTGACCGCATTCAAAATGTTGTCTGCGATTGACTCTTCTTTGTGGCATTGCACCACCAGAGCGTCATACAGCGGCTTAACAGTGCGTGACCAGGTGGGTTGGGTAAGGTTTGGGATTAGCATCGTTACAGCGCGATATGCGGCGCTTGCTGGCATTCTTGAATAGCCGACACCTTTGCATCTTCCGCACTCTTTCTCAACAACTCTCCCCCACTGCTCCGTTTTGGCTATATCAACAGCACGGCCTGTACCGTGGCAATCTCTGCATCTTGCACCCGGCGTCGCGGCACTACGGCAATAATCCGCATAAGCGAATGTTGCGAGAACTTGCAGTACCTTTGCCTTAGTATTTCCTTCGAGCTTTGCCACACCACGGTATTTCCCCGATACCTTGTGTGCAAATTGCATCAGATAGTTGATAGCCTTTTGTTTGTCGTTCTGGCTGAGTTCATGCTTACCACAGAATGCAGCCATTCCGAATCCGGCTTGTGATTGCGCCATCCCCATAGCAGCCATCACATCAGTACCGGAAAGAGAGTCAGAAGCCGTGGCCCGTGGTGAGTCACTCATCATCGGGCTTTTTGGCGAATGAAATTTGGCTACGCTTTCGAGTCTCATCGTCTTCCCTTTTTGCCTGGCGTGACCATCAGGACGCCGTTAACGATTACGTGACGCTCACCTTTGCTGTCTCGGTTGTACTTGAGCACTGTTCCTCTTGCGCAGGAAAGCATCCTCGCCACTTCGGTCTGATTGCCTCGTGTCTGGATAAGAAGCTCTGGTATCGTTTGAATTGTGGCGTTCATACGTTCTCCAGTTCGGTGATTTTTATTCCAAGCCGTCCGCCTGGTACTTTCACGCCACGAATTACGCGAATGTCATCGAATTGCTCGTCGTCTTCCGCAAATCCGGCGTGGATAAGGGAGTCGAGTAAACCTTTCAGGATGTTGTCGAGGTCGCGGCGGCGGGAGTCTGGAACGTCTGCGATGACTTTGATGCGGAGTCGTGATTTGGTGAAAATATCTAACTTGAGTTGGCGGATGATTTGCTGGACGTCTTTTCGGTATTTCTGGCCTTTATCGCTGATGTAGTATTGGCTTCCCCGTCTTCGCCAGTAGGTATTCACCGACGGCGGGTAAGGAAGCACAAACTGATATTCGTTCATGGCTTAATCTTCCCCTCCTTCAGCAGTATCGCCTGCGTCCTGATCACGCCTTCGAGGTGGTAAAGTCTGGCGTCTTTGTTGTCGAGGTTATGGGTGCGTCTGTCGATTTCATCGTGACACGCGCTACAAGCCCATGCGCCGATAAGGTCGTCAGGCTTCATTCCCGTTCCGCAAATTCCAGCCATCCGGTAATGTGCCAGAACTGTAGTTTCAGGATTACCATTGCATACGCCGTAAATACGTACCTGGCATTCTCTGCCGCGTGCTTCTTTGCGTAGGTTAGCCATGACGTCTTCCCCATTTCTCTTGGCATCTCCTCAACCACACTCGCATATTTTGGCTGGTAATATCGGTATGCTCTCCGCTGTATTCCTTTTGTGAGTGCTTGCATCTCACATAAACAAATACGGCAAGCAATGGATATGCGAATAACAAAATAAATAACAGGGCTGTAGCAACAGATACTTTCACAAAAAATGCAGGCAACTCTCTGACCTGATAGTCTGGAAAATCCAAGAATTCATCTATTATGTTGTTAGCAACATTGGTAGTTGCAATACATGCGACTGACAGACAATCAAAATAATTAAAGTCATATCCAGCCGCAGCAGCCCATGTTGGATTGTCTTGAAAATGTTTAAACGTTATTTGTCCGTATCGGCTAATCACCATCGTCTTCTTCCTCGTACATTGAGCTATTCGGATCGCTCATCAGTTCTGCGCAGCAGTGCTCACACACGTGAACTTCCAGCGCATGCAGCTTCTGACCGCAGTTAGCGCACGTTAAAGCCCGCTCGACGCTTTCTTTCTGGTATTGAATGGATTGGGATGGGCTAAGCATTATTGGCGTCCTGCATCATGAGAAAGACAATCATGGCGGCGCGGAGATGCGATTCGCCGCAGAAGCAGTAGCCAGGAATATTTTCCCATTCCCAACAACCTTCCTCTAAGTCACCTTCTGACCATGCGCACCATTCTTTTTCCGCTGTCATCCACATAGTGCTAATTTTGTTTTCAGTGATGATCGGATATGCGTCTGCTGGGTTTGCGCATGGGTTAAAGGATCCGCGCTCAACTTGTACTTCAACTGCGTCTCCGTTTACAATGTCTCCCTCAAATGAGACAAACACCATATCGCCATTCTCACCTTCTTTGTAATCCGGTGATCCGTTATGAATGGCTTCGAATACTGCCACGTTAATTTCAAAATCACTTAACTGTGAATAATCCATTGTTATTTCCTCGCACGATGTCTTAGCCACCGGATATCCCACAGGTGAGCCGTGTAGTTGAAGGTTTTTACGTCAGATTCTTTTGGGATTGTCTTGCGTTTATTTCTGGAGCGCTTCGTTGGAAGGTATTTGCAGTTTTCGCAGATGATGTCGGTGATACTTCGTCGCTGTCGTCTCATGCCGCCCTCCTGACGCCCTGCCCGATCGCCATCAATGCCGCTTTGGATACGGTAGTAAACATCCGTCGAGGACTGATGAACGGTCGCCAAATCAGCAGCATGGAGCCTTTGCTGTTTCCCTTCTTCTCCAGCCCTGTCGATGGTTCGATAAAATTAATCCGTCCATCAGTGATGATGCGAACTTCGTCAATACTCTCCAGAGCCTTGCTGAACCATCCGACAGACATATCCTCTGGCACAAGCATCACTACCGTCTGTCGCTGTTGTATGCACTGCTCAGCGGCTTTTTCCACCCACGGCCTGATATTGCTGTACGGTGGGTTATTCCAGATTGCACCGTGGCTTATCCACTCAGAATTGAGTGCGTCGTCGGCCTCAGTTAGCCAGTGAGCGCACAGAGCATTTTTGTCGCTCGCAGCTGAATCCAGCCAGAATCCAAACTCAATATCCAGCGCATCAAAAAGCCAAAGCGGCGTTTGCCAGCAGTCCTTGTCGTGTGCTGGCGTATTTGATTTGATAGTCATGCAGCCCGATCTCCCCATCGCGCTTTCCACTCCAGAGCCAGTCGCGCTTCGTCTGACCACTTAACGCCACGCTCTGTACCGAATGCCTGTATAAGCTCTAATAGCTCCGCAAATTCGCTTACACGCATTCTGCTGGTTGACTGGCCTATTACCACAAAGCCATTCCCGGCAAGGTTAGGAACAACGTCCTGCTGCTTTAATGCTGCTGTAAAAACGCACTTCCAGCTTTCTGCATCCAGCCAGCGACCATGCCATTCAACCTGACGAGAGACGTCACCAAGGCAAGCCCAAAGCTTTCGATTCTGGTCTAAGCTGCGGTTGCGTTCCTGAATGGTTACTACGATTGGTTTGGTTGGGTCTGGAAGAATTTGCTGTACCGCGTGAATAGCGTTTTGCTGATGTGCTGGAGATCGAATTTCAAAGGTTAGTTTTTTCATGACTTCCCTCTCCCCCAAATAAAAAGGCCTGCGATTACCAGCAGGCCTGTTATTAGCTCAGTGATGTAGATGGTCATTTAATACTCCGTCACGTTTTCCTGTCGCCACGCCTCGTCATATTCCGATTTCGGCATATTGGCGATGTAGCTATATGGCGATCCTGATTCAAGTTGCAGGAACTGGTGCGATTGTTCGTCAAGGAACAACGGGACACCACCTTCCCAACCTTCGCCGTTACGTTGTTTTTCAAGCATCAAAACAGATGCCGGAGATGCCAGTAGCTGTTCGTCCTTCTCTGACATCTTTTCACCACTCTGAACTCTCTGTAACGCTCTCTCGCGAGCCTTGTTACGCCAGATGATGAAAAGGTTGTCTGTCAGGTCTGTTATCGCTCCAGAGCCTTTTACGTCCATTTTCCCGGTTGGTTTTTCTTCGCTGTCTCCTTTTCGCGAGTGAGTAACGAGAATGACGTGGGAGTTTGTTTTGTTTTTGAAGTCGCAAATCGAGTCAACAAACGCCTTCTGCCCGTTATAGTCATCGTCGCCTATGCCACATTTCATCAGGCTGTCGATGATGAATAACTGGATCCCGTATCGGCGGCGAGCGTAGTCGAATATTTCGATCAGCCTGTCGGCTTTCGCCGTTCCGGTCAGGCCAAACACCCAAAGTCTTTCGTCATAAAATTTAAATGCAGAGTCAATTTCCAGCACTGGCGGCATCTTGCAGCACGTCGCCTGACGGGTAAGGCGCTTAAGGAGAATACCAGGCTTCAGCTCAAGTGACGCGATGCACGTCTTCACACCCTGACGCATTGCCTCAAGTGCCATATGCCCGACAACCTCCGTTTTTCCGTGACCGTTCACACCATTGACCAGCGTCAACTCTGCCTCACGGAACTGGAATTTATCTGCCAGAGATTCCCACGGTGGATTAAACAGATACTGCTGCTTGCCGTAGAAAGCGTTGATAGTGTCCTGGTAAAACTCTCGCGCACTGTAGAGTTCTTCAGGATCGAAGTAGGATGCCGTGCCGATGTACTGCCAGATTTCATCCTCGGTAACACCGTTCATCAGGCATTCGTTGATGTCTTTGTACGGCAGAGTAACAAGACGGCAACGATGTTCACCGAGTCGGCTTGCGATTTCCCTTGCGGCTTCACGACCAACATCATCAACATCCATCGAGATGAATATTTCCTCAAACCTGTCGAGGTTGTGATACTCAAACTCAATCCACTGTTGCTTAGCGCCTTTCCCGCCACCAAACGGCACGGATAACGCCGAGATGCCGTATTGCGCATAGCTCATACAATCAATTTCGCCTTCGCAAAGTACAACCGCCCTCACGCCAGCGTCCAGAGCCTGCCATCCGAACAGACAAGGTTCGCAATCACCTTCTGCCATAATGACTTTCTTCCCGTCCGGGCGCTCAGTGCTGATTCGCTTGACCTGCAACAACTCACCATCGCGTTTGTACGGAATCACCAGAGCATCCAGTTCCCGCTCTCCATTCCACACCTTGCCGCTGACAACCTCGTAGCGCTTTACGATTTCTGGCGATATGCCACGCGATTGCAGGTACTCAAGATGGGATTCTGTTCTGGTAACGTAGCGGGCGATTTTCTTGCGATCAGGTCTGGAGAATTTCTTCTCACGTTTGGCATCGAAATGGTGATCGTCATCCTTGATACCGAGAAATGCTTTCGCTTCCTGCATAGCCTGATGCAGGTTAATTCCTCGACATGCCATCCACAAATCAAGCATGTCACCGCCGTCTCCCTCAGCGAAATCAGCCCATTTTTTCTTGCCGCTAAGGTTGACCTTAAGGCTGTTTCCCTTGTCACCGTTAACGTTACCGGCAACCCACTCATGCCCCTCTTTCTTGCCGTTTGGCAACAGGTGCGGAGCCACCCTGTCAACCTGCGCCCAAAGCAGGTCGCTGAGTTCACTTGGCGTCATGATTCCCTCAGATTGAGATTTTTAAACCAGAAATCGACAAACGAAATACTTAACCAGCCGTGGTTATAACCAGCGACCAGTAGCGATTTGATTTTTGATTTCATGGTTCACCTGTCGAAAAACACGTAGCCAGTTTTCGATACGGTGATTGCAGATGATGGTTTGGATTGTGGTTGAATAGTTTCTGGCTTCTCGTCGTTCCAGCGTTGACCGTTCAGGTAGCTCGATGGTAACAACCTGTCGAATCCGAACTGCTTACCATTCCTGCATGCGATGTCTTCTGCCAGCATCGTGGCAAACTCGCTTGCCGTACCCATGGTAGTTTTACGCCATTCCCTGAACTGTGTTCTGAATGCCGAAGCTGCGTTTTTCTTCCCGGCTTTCCGCATGCCTGCACACCAGAATATTTCCTCGAATGCCTTGTCGGTTTCTTCGTGACGGTCAGGTGATTTTTCACACTCCGTCCGAACACTTTCGGACATAGTGTTTTTATTATTTCTTTTTTCTTTTGTAATAGTTTCTTTTGTGTGTCCCTGTTTTGGTGACAGCGCTGTCACCGTTTTGGTGACACTTTTTGTCACCAATGCAGTGACATTATCACCAGAGTAGTGACACCCTTCGATTTGCCATTCTTCGATGTTCTTGTTAGGACCGATTTGCTGGCCTTCGCGAAGGATAACCTTCATCGCGATAAGCTCATTCTTGGCCTTGTTTACCTTCTGTCTTGGCAGCCTGGTAATTTGAGCTAACTGACTATCAGAGATGCGATCCATCTTTTTACCGTAGCCGTATGTTTTACGGCATATAGCGTGGGCAACCTTGCTCTGATTTTTCGTTAAATCTGCGCCGATAAGCTCTTCATACAGGGCATTTGCAAGACGGGTATAACCATCTTCAACTTCTGCCACACGACGCTCCACAGGCCGTTGTGAAGGCCTTAAATGTGTTACGGTTGCAAGATTACTCATGACCTTTCTCCTTCTGCATCAGCTTCACTTTTTCCAACTCAGCCCGGAATCGACCAGGCTGCTTGAAGCTGGACAGGAAGCGATCACGTAGTATGTGTTTGTGAATTTTGTCCTGGTAAGGACTGAGTTGTTTTGTCATAATTACTCCTGTTGATAGATCCAGTAATGACCTCAGAACTCCATCTGGATTTGATCAGAACGCTCGGTTGCCGCCGGGCGTTTTTTATTGGTGAGAATCGAAGCAACTTGTCGTGCCAATCGAGCCATGTCGTCGTCAACGACGCCCCATTCAAGAACAGCAAGCAGCATTGAGAACTTTGGAATCCAGTCCCTCTTCCACCTGCTGATCTGCGACTTATCAACTCCCACAGCTTCCGCTGTCTTCTCAGTTCCAAGCATTGCGATTTTGTTAAGCAACGCACTCTCGATTCGTAGAGCCTCGTTGCGTTTGTTTGCACGAACCATATGTAAGTATTTCCTTAGATAACAATTGATTGAATGTATGCAAATAAATGCATACACCATAGGTGTGGTTTAATTTGATGCCCTTTTTCAGGGCTGGGATGTGTAAGAGCTGGAATGTCTTAAGCGGCTTTGTGTTCCGGCGGGAACACGTCATCAAGACTGACTTTTGCGCCTAACTTGTTTAGGCACTCAACAAGAGCACGGCATGTTTTAAGGTCTGGGAAGCGACGACCAGATTCCCAATGTCCGATAGCTCCCTGTGTGCATCCAACTGCCTTAGCAAGTGTTGTTTGAGAGATATTCAGTGACTCTCGATATTTTCGTAGGTTGCTCATATGCCCTCCATAGTAACCATGAAACAATAATACGATATGTACTTTTAGAATGCAAACAAAAAATACATCTTGTGCATGGATGGTTTTAGTACAGAGCGTAATAATAAGGGTATGAAAATGAAATGGTATGAACTGGCTAGATCCAGAATGAAAGAGCTCGGCATAACTCAAGAGAAGTTAGCTGAAGAGCTTGGTATGACGCAGGGTGGAATTGGTCACTGGTTGCGCGGATCTCGTCATCCATCTCTTGACGAGATTGGTGTGGTGTTTAAATACCTTGGTATTGATAACGTCTCATTCAACCACGACGGTACATTTTCACCTGTTGGCGAATACTCATCTGCCCCCGTTAAAAAACAATATGAGTACCCTGTTTTTTCTCATGTTCAGGCCGGGATGTTCTCGCCTGAGCTTAGAACCTTTACCAAAGGTGATGCGGAGAGATGGGTCAGCACAACCAAAAAAGCCAGTGATTGTGCGTTCTGGCTTGAAGTTGAAGGTAATTCCATGACCGCGCCAACAGGATCCAAGCCAAGCTTTCCTGACGGGATGTTAATTCTCGTTGACCCTGAGCAGGCTGTTGAGCCAGGTGATTTCTGCATAGCCAGACTTGGTGGTGACGAGTTTACCTTCAAGAAACTGATCAGGGATAGCGGTCAGGTGTTCCTACAGCCACTAAACCCGCAATATCCAATGATTCCATGCAATGATAGCTGTTCCGTAGTAGGGAAAGTTATCGCCAGCCAGTGGCCTGAAGAGACATTTAGTTAACAGCCTCACCACTCTAAAACACACAACAATAACCCGACCTTAGCGTCGGGTTTTCTTTTTCCAAAATATAAACCCATTAAATACAAAGTGTTATAAAAAACCAATTATATTTAGAACATTTTGTATTGACTCGATAAAGTACAAATCGTACTATTTAGCCATCAGCAGGACGCACTGACCACCATGAAGGTGACGCTCTTAAAAATTAAGCCCTGAAGAAGGGCAGCATTCAAAGCAGAAGGCTTTGAGTAGCGCGAAATGCAGCTGCAAGACAGCAACCGTGGAGATAAGCATCACGGCGCGTTACTCAAAGCTAACTGACAGGAGAATCCAGATGGATGCACAAACACGCCGCCGCGAACGTCGCGCAGAGAAACAGGCTCAATGGAAAGCAGCAAATCCCCTGTTGGTTGGGGTAAGCGCAAAACCAGTTAACCGCCCTATTCTCTCGCTGAATCGCAAACCGAAATCACGAGTAGAAAGCGCACTGAATCCGATAGACCTTACGGTGCTGGCTGAATACCACGAACAGATTGAAAGCAACCTGCAACGTATTGAGCGCAAGAATCAGCGCACATGGTACAGCAAGCCACGCAGTGAAATGGGCGTGACTTGTGTTGGTCGCCAGAAAATGAAATTAGGCAGCAAACCACTTATTTGAGAGGAATTAATATGTCATCAATCCGCTTAACAACGAGTATGAAAGAGAAAATCGCTCGTAACGCTTTAATTAAATCTGGGGTTTTCACTGAGCTTGAAGAAGTAACAAAGTTAAAGAACCAGCTTGCACTTGACGCCAGAGTTGTTGTGTTTGGCGGTAAAAAGAAAACTGAGGAAGTGGATCAGTTATCATCCAAGTTAATGGCTATAAGCGAAGAACTTGAAAAGCTGGGATGTTCATTTTACTCATGCGATGCCCGTTCAACTTCAATTTATCTGACTGTATCTGGCAGAAGGGTTGGCTGGTATTCATATGGGAAAGACGGCAACGGCGAAGATATATTGCTCCCTACTCCGACCAAAGATAAATGCATGTTTAGCGCAGAACACGAAATAACAAAAAGGTTTGATGAAATCTGCGCATTGCAACAAAAACTTGAAGCCAAGAAAAAGGATATCGAATCAAATGTATGGGCTGCTTTGAACTCAGTCACAACAGTTAAGCGACTTATTGAAGTTTGGCCTGAAAGCAAAGAGTTGCTACCAAAAGAAGCAGATAAAGCAAGTACAGCACTTCCTGCTTTACGGGTAGAAGATTTGAATAAGATGATTGGACTTCCTTCCGAGGTCGCATAATCGTCCTTTATTTTTGGCATAAACAACAGAATAAACACTGCACTGTGTATTCATTCCAACGAGTGAATACACGGAGCAATGTCGCTCGTAACTAAACAGGAGCCGACTTGTTCTGATTATTGGAAATCTTCTTTGCCCTCCGATGTGAGGGCCTTTTTATATGCATACCAATAACGCTTCACTCGAGGCGTTTTCGTTATGCAATCAAACAGAAGGAGCATCCTATGCAACAGTTCGCTATTGCAGGGGCGGCATCGGTTCGCCCTTTCAACCCGATTTTATCGGTGCAGCATTCACGAAAAAACATTTTAACCGGAGCAGACTTTAAACAACCAAGAATGAAAAGCTTGCTCGAAAAGATTTGGGATATTTTGAAACAACAAGGCCGTCCATGAGTTTTACAGATAACTGGTCAGACGAAGAATTCATTCGTCAGATGAAAGAATTAATCGGTAACGAAGGAGATATTCATGTCACTTGCAACCACAGTGAAGGAGAGCAAGTTACAGAGACGCATGTACACGCAGAAAGCTCTCTGGTATCGCCATAATGGCGACCGCGAAGGAATGCGGGTATGTCTTAATTTGTCCCGAGTCGAAGTATTAAATCAGCGTTATTTCCTTGGGTCATGTCCATTCTGAGAACAATCATATGAGCAAAGAATTTTACGCAAGACTGGCAGCTATTCAGGAGAATCTGAACGCGCCAAAGAATCAGTACAACTCATTCGGTAAATATAAATACAGAAGCTGCGAAGATATTCTTGAAGGCGTTAAGCCGTTACTGAATGGCCTGTTTTTATCAATCAGCGATGAAGTTGTGTTGATTGGTGATCGGTATTATGTGAAAGCCACGGCAACTATTACCGATGGCGAAAACAGTCATACGGCAACCGCTCTTGCACGAGAGGAAGAAAGCAAGAAAGGAATGGATTCTGCACAAGTTACGGGAGCTACAAGCTCTTATGCACGCAAGTATTGCCTCAATGGTTTGTTCGGCATTGATGATGCGAAAGATGCAGATACCGACGAGCATAAACATCAGCAGAACGCAGCAGCAAAGCAATCAAAACCATCACCTACACCTGAACAGGTTCTAAAAGCATTCACTGACGCAGCAATGCAGAAAAACACCGTAGAAGAGCTTAAACAGGCGTTCGCCAAAGCGTGGAAGATGCTCGAAGGTACACCGGAGCAGCACAAAGCGCAGGACGTTTACAACATCAGACGAGACGAATTAGAAGGGGCAACTGCTTAATGGCACACTCGATTACTGTAAGACTAAACAGGCCAGCAAGAGAGTTTCAGGCCGGGGAAAATATCGGATTCAATATCCGTGCTGGCGTTCAGTATTACGATCGCCAGACAAAAAAGAAAGAATGGACAAACTACAGCGCCGTTGTATTTGCCAAGCCGGGAGCGCAAGCGGATTACTACCGTAGTATTCTTGTTGAAGGTGGCATTGTAGAAATTACCGGAGAAAACATCAGGGTTGATGTTTATCAGGGGCAAAATGGTCAATCAATCACTCTTGAATTACTGAATGCAAAGATTGGATTTGCAACATCAGGAAACTGCCAACAGCAACAAAGTAGCAATCATCAAAATCATCCTGAATACGATGATTCAATTCCCTTCTAAATTAGCAATATAAGGATTCCATTATGCCAGCGCCTATGTATGGTGCGGATGACCCGCGCCGCTGTTCCGGCAAATCAGTATCGGAGGTGCTGGATAAATTCAGAAAAAACTACGACCTGATAATGTCGCTACCGCAGGAAACGAAAGAGGAAAAGGAATTTCGTCATTGTATATGGCTTGCAGAGAAAGAAGAACGCGAGCGAATTTACCAGACATCAATCCGACCATTCCGTAAAGCCACATATACCCACTTCCCTGAAATCGACCCGCGCCTGCGTAATTACCGCTCACGCTATGGCGCTATCAGTAATAACTGAGGAATTTACCATGAGAGGACTTGCATACAATCCCGGCATTCTTCCTGCAGAAATGATTATTCGCCAACGCGTAAAGCCAATGCCATCGAGAGAGGAATTGCTTAAGAGAAATTCTTTTCCTTCAGTGAATCAAAACAAATATCTGAATGCGATGTGGCGGAGTGGGAAGAAATGAAACAAATGACACTAATTGAGATGGATGGATTTCTGAAAGGTAAATGCATCCCACGAGATTTAAAGGTTAACGAAACAAACGCTGAATATCTGGTGCGTAAATTTGCTGAACTTGAAGCTAAATGCGCGGCGCTGGCTGCGGAGAATGCAAGGCTGAAGAAGTTCTGCAAAGACGCTGCATTCGATGCCGATTACGAAGCAGAGCTAGGTATGGAGAGAGGTGGATTCAGTGATGCACTTAACGAAATCAAAACCCCGGCCACCGACGCATTCCTGGCTGAAGTGCGGGCGCAGGGATTGGAGATGTTTGCACAGAAATGTAACTCAAAATCCGAACAGTCGCTTGCATCTGATATACGCGATAACTGGAAACTACTCGGTGAGCATGCGACTGACTTTGCCGCAGAGCTTCGCAAAGGAGGCAACCAGTGACTGGACATGCAGCAATCCTCGACATGTACTGTGGCAGTCGCATGTTCTGGTTCGATAAGAATGACGACCGGGCGATATTTAGCGATATCAGAAAGGAAGAGCACACATTGTGTGATGGACGACGCCTGATTATCAGTCCTGACCTGATAGCTGATTTTCGTGCACTACCATTTGCAGACGCATCCTTTTCGATGGTTGTATTCGACCCTCCGCATCTTGAGCGTGTTGGTGATAACGCCTGGATGGGAAAGAAATATGGACGGCTGAATAAAGATACCTGGCGTGATGATTTACGGCAGGGATTCAAAGAAGCCTTTCGTGTGTTGTGGCCATACGGCGTTCTGATTTTTAAATGGAATGAAACGCAAATACCTGTTCGCCAGATATTGGCACTGACCGACAGAAAGCCTGTTATCGGTCAACGAACAGGAAAGGGTGACAAGACCCACTGGATTATTTTTATGAAGGAGGGCAACCAGTGAGCGAGATTGATTATCAGGCGCTACGGGAACGTTATTCACCTAAGCCAGTACCTGAATGCTCTGTTTGTGGCGAGGAAATGTCAATACAGCGTATATCTGGAGCACATGTCACTTATGCCTGCTCCAGTTATGGTGGTGATGGAGATTTCAAAATTGGTCGAACACTTGCCGACGAGCATTATGAAAAATCACGCGTAACAGTAGTTGATGACAGTGACCCTGATGTAATTGCACTACTGGACGAACTGGAGGCAGCAAAATCAAAACTCAACGAGCAGCGTGAGTATTACGAAGGTGTTATCTCGGATGGGAGTAAGCGCATTGCTGAACTGGAGAAAAGCGAAGAGCAACTCATTAATGAGCGTGACCATGCTGAGTCTGCTTTAGCTGTTATGTACTTTGCAGCAACCGGGGATAGGCCTGAGTGGAGCAACTGGTTCGGCTTTTCTGATGCCGTTGATGCCGTGGTTGACAGAATTGCTGATTTAGAAGCCAAACAGCCATCGCCAGTAGTACCGGAAGAAAAACCAATGCCTAACCCTCTTAGCATGTACGCGGTTGATGCTGTTGCCGCTATTGCAGAGGTGAGAGGCTGGAACGCCTGCCGTGCCGCTATGCTTCAGGGGAAAGGAGAGTGATATGGACAAAAACACACCTGCTTACTGGAGTTTATCACTTGATACTGAATGCCCAAAATGCGGTCACAATTTCGATCTGCTTTGTGATGCTGATTTCTGGGAGTTTTCTGGAGCTAAACAGGCATGTGAAGAAATAAAAGGTTACGAAACATGCTGTCCAGAATGTAACCATGAATTTAAAACAGATTTTGTGTATTGAGGCATAACGAATGACCACTTTTACTAAAGAACAATTAATAGAGATGATTAAGCGCAATATAACGGTTATGGATCGTTATCCTGATTTAGTAACTGCACAAATGGATCTGGAAGTATACAAAATTGCGCTGGCATCGCTGGAAGCAGAGCCAGTTGCTTATATTTTCAAACATCCGGCTGGGAAATTATTCTGGGCTTTAACGGATGAAAGCAATAAAGAGCAATCGGACGTTATTCCTGTTTATGCTGCCGCGCCTGCGTCGGTTGTGCCGGATAATGCATCAGAGTCTCTTGCTTATGCTTACAAAGAGCTTACGCCTGAGATTATGCGCGGTCATATCGCTGTATTCGAGCGATACGGAATAGCCCCAAACGATAGCACTACCACAATTCAGGCACTGCGAATCGCGCTGGATGGTATAGAGCGGAGCGACGCCATGCTTCAGGGTAAAGGAGGGTGATATGGCTATTGCCGCAAGTTACACCATGCATCTCTATTGTGACTGCCGCCAGTGTACGGAAGGTGTATATCCAGTGCCAGACTTCGGTGAATATATCGGTACGTCATGGGCTGGCTGTGCAAAAGAGGCCCGTAAAGACGGGTGGCGAATAAGTAAAGACAAAACACGTGCTTTTGCGCCCGGGCATAAAGTTTTGAGGATTAACAAATGACCACTATTACCAGAGAACAGGCACAGAAAATTATTGAAGCAGCCGATGAGGTTATTAGTGCGCTGGCCGGAACTAATGAGGATGTTCACCCTGGTAGCGATAACATGCTACGTCTGTGGGATGACCTGAATGACCGTCACGCGCCCCCTGAAGTTGTGCGTGAGTTGGCACGAATTGTGCTGGCATCGCTGGAAGCAGAGCCTGTTCTGTATCAGTCCTGCACTCGCCCCACCTGGAATAGCGGTGTTCCGTGGACGGAATGGAAAGAACGAAGTCGTGAGTGCTACGAAGACGATTTGCGCTTTACAGACACGCCTGACCATGCCGGTTGGATATACAAATGTCGAAAACTATATACCAATCCGCCAGCGCCGATAGCGTTGGAGGCCATTGAAAACGCAATTGAATACATCCGCAGTATCGCTTTCCACATCGATGAAGACGATTACCACGGCAAACATATTGCGTATTTCATGCGACAAGCATTGGCCTGGCTGGAAGGGCATTCATGCAGCGACGACAGACTGGGTAAAGCCGATAATCAACCAGTACGCGGCAACCAGGCTGCCGAATCCAATCGCGGTAATGAGTGGACCGGCAATCCTGATATTGATAACGCCATCATCATGCTCGATCGCATAGATACGCTGGAAAGTTGCGATGATGACCGTATTGAGGCTGTTAAGGCTGTTTTGCGTAGACTGGCTGGCAACTCTCCGGTAACTCCGGATGATTGGATAAGCTGTAGTGAGCGAATGCCCGCTCAAGATGATTGGATTTTAATTTATTCAAAGCACGGCGAGTATATGGCAGGACAGGTACAAGGGGAATACGTGGAGTTGAGCGACGGCACTTTATCGTGGTTAGGGAACGCCTTGTTCTGGATGCCGCTACCAGAACCGCCTCAGGGGTGAAATGATGCTTGGCCTGAAGTATTTTATGTAATTGGTATTGCTATATTTTTATCTGGGGATAAACGAATGTTCTCTCTGATTCAACGTGGTCAGATATACACCGATAGCGCTGGCTATCCAGTAAAAATCATTCGTAGTACTGATCACTCAGTATTCTTCAAGAGGATGGATGGCTATCCTGGAAGGGTGTGCATCAGAAAATTCAATAATTTATTCGAACACATTGATCACAGAGAATATCACCAGATCCTGGCTGAAACAGAGCAGGAGAACCATCTGAAAAAATTACGTGCCATGCAAAGGAGATAAGCCGATAAAGGTGTTTGAGATAAAGATGAATATCGGCAATGAATAACAATCCTCGCACTCGCGGGGATTTTTTTTATCTGAACTCGCTACGGCGAGTTTTGTTTTATAGAGATGATAAATGCACTTCCGAGTCACAGGTGAATGGAATGGAGAGCCATTCAACAGAGTTATCGAAGCAGAGAACATCAATGACTGCTATGACCACTGGATGATATGGGCGCAGATAGCACATGCAGAAGTAACCAATATTCGAATTGAAGGACTGAAAGAACACCAAGCCGCCTGATGGCGGTTTTCTCTTGCGTGTAATTGCGGAGACTTTGCGATGTACTTAACACTTCAGGAGTGGAACGCACGCCAGCGGCGCCCAAGAAGCCTTGAAACAGTTCGTCGATGGGTACGCGAGTGCAGGATATTCCCTCCTCCGGTTAAGGATGGAAGAGAGTATCTGTTCCACGAATCAGCGGTAAAGGTTGACTTAAATCAACCAGTAACAGGTAGCCTTTTGAAGAGGATCAGAAATGGGAAGAAGGCGAAGTCATGAGCGCCGGGATTTACCCCCTAACCTTTATATAAGAAACAATGGATATTACTGCTACAGGGACCCAAGGACGGGTAAAGAGTTTGGATTAGGCAGAGACAGGAGGATAGCAATTACTGAAGCAATACAGGCCAATATTGAGTTACTCTCAGACAGCGGACGCAAATCACTGATAGACAGAATTAAAGGCGGTGACGCAATCACTCTTCATGTGTGGCTTAACCGATATGAAAGAATCCTCACCGAAAGGGGGATCAGGCCGAAAACTCTACTCGACTACGCCAGCAAAATCAGGGCAATCCGAAGAAAATTGCCGGACAAACCGCTCACTGACATATCAACGAAAGAAGTGGCAGCAATGCTAAACACCTACGTAGCAGAAGGTAAAGCAGCTTCCGCAAAATTAATCAGGTCAACCCTTGTTGACGTTTTTCGTGAAGCAATAGCCGAGGGGCATGTGGCAACGAATCCGGTAACAGCAACCCGTACAGCAAAGTCAGAAGTAAGGCGCTCAAGGCTGACAGCTAATGAGTATGTCGAGATTTACCATGCAGCCGAACCTCTCCCTATCTGGCTAAGGCTGGCGATGGATTTGGCCGTCGTTACAGGGCAGAGAGTCGGCGATTTGTGCAGAATGAAATGGTCAGACATAAACGACAACCATCTTCACATTGAACAGAGTAAAACAGGGGCTAAACTCGCCATTCCGCTAACGCTAACGATTGACGCGCTCAATATCTCATTGGCTGATACACTACAGAAATGCAGGGAGGCCAGCAGCAGTGAAACTATAATCGCATCAAAGCATCACGATCCACTTTCCCCGAAAACAGTATCAAAGTATTTTACAAAGGCGAGAAATGCATCTGGACTCTCATTTGATGGAAACCCGCCAACATTCCATGAACTGCGTAGCCTGTCAGCGAGGCTATACCGGAACCAGATTGGCGATAAGTTTGCTCAACGTCTTCTCGGGCATAAATCAGATTCAATGGCGGCGCGGTATAGGGACAGCCGTGGACGGGAATGGGACAAAATTGAAATCGACAAATGA